CTATAAAGTATTTACAAATTTAATATTTGAATCTGAAAAAAAGGCTATAGAGTTTAAAGATAAACAAAAACAATTCAGAAAAAAACATGATGCAAGAGTTGTTAAACATGATTATAAATATTTTAAAGGAGTAAAAGAAAATGAAATTGACTGATAATTTTAGCTTAGAAGAAATGACTAGATCAGCTACTGCTGAGAAAAAGAATATAGAAAATGTTCCTAATGAAGAACAGATTGAATGTTTAAGGCAATTGTGTGTCAATATCCTTCAACCTTTGAGAGACGACTTTCAAAAACCTTTGGTCATAAGTTCTGGGTTTAGGTCTAAGAAACTGTCTTTAGCTATTAATTCAAAGACTACCTCACAGCATTGTAAAGGCCAAGCTGCAGATTTCACTATTCCAGGCATTGATAATAAAAAAGTATTTAAACATATCATAGAAAATTTACCAATGGATCAAGTCATACTTGAATATTATAAAGAAGATGATAGTAAGGAATACAGTAACGAAGGTTGGATTCATTGTTCTTATGTACCAAAAGGTAGAGGACAAGCTCTAACTAAAGATGATACTGGATATAAATTATGGCAATAGACAAATCTAAAATGAAATGCAACTCACCTAAACGACAAGTTCAGGGTGGTAAAAAGTTTGTAGTTAAAGCCTGTAAAGGTGGTAAAGAAAAGATTATTAGATTTGGTGATGCCAATATGACAATTAAAAAAAATATTCCTGCAAGAAGAAAGTCTTTCAGAGCAAGACATAGATGCGAAACTGCTAAAGATGTATTCTCAGCTAGGTATTGGTCTTGCAAGAAATGGTAAGAAAGTTATTAAAATTCATAGTGAAAGCTAGAATGCTATATGCTGATCTAAGGGGACATCATGGTAAACGATGGAACTATGAACCTGGTGATTGGTATATGGGAAGAAAAAACAAACACAAATAGGAGATAACTATGCCAATGGTAAATGGAAAAAAATATCCTTACACTAAAAAAGGTAAGGCTGCAGCTAAGAAAGCTAAGATGAAGAAAAAGAAAAAGATGAAAGGTAAGAAATACTAATGCCTTATTCTAAATACTCTGCAAAGCAAAAGAAACTAGCAAGAGTTGCACCACCAAGAGATAAGATAACTGGTGCTGACTTTAAAGCTATGAAGAAAAAAAAGAAAAAAATGAAAAAGAGAAAATAATGAAAAAAGGTTATCATAAAACTAAAGATGGAAGAACTGTAAAGAAAGGTTTGTACTATTACATGAACAAAAGAAAAAAAGCAGGTACAAGCAGAAAAGGTAAAGGCACAGTTTCTGACAAGGCATTGAAAAAAGCAAAGAAAACTGCTAAGAAAAAATAATTGTTATTAGGTGTAGTTGCTAGTCAACTGGGTATGATGGAGGGGTAATACTATTCGTATGCCAAAATTAAAAAAGAAAACTTGGGTTAAATCAAAAAAGATTATTGTTAATGTGGGTAGTTGTAAATTCTGTAATCAAGAAATGACCAACGAAGATTCATTCGTTCCAATTGGAAAAGTAATAAGAGGTAAGTATCAATATCAAAACGCACATTATGATTGTGTCAAACAAAACCACAGTCAATTAAACCCCTAAATGTTTAACCATTTCTTTAACCAGTTTGAACCATTGTTCTTTATACTGATTATCTTTAGTCTTATTATACAAATTAGCTAATTTATCTAGCTCATCATGCCTATTGGACAGACCTTCTAACCTATCATATTGTGGGTTGTATTTTTTTTTATTTTTAGATATTGTTAGGTTCATACCTTTCTTTCATTTAAGGCTAGGGCAGTCTTATTCTTAGACCCCCTAGCCACCCCATTGTTATTGTGTTAATTTAAATACTGACTTCTCAGCATTATCCGATTGATCAGTTATTTGATCAAAAGAATTTGGGTTAGGATATAACTTCTCATTTCTTATTTGATTATTTACACTAATCTCTGGAAGCTTATCCGAATATTGTAGATTGCTTTCATAAGTAGTCGGATTAAATCCTTCAAAGAAATATGTAATAGGTATTTTAAAGAAATGACTAAGCCTAAATACATCAAATGAATTTAATCCATTCTTTCCTTTTTCATATTTTTGAATTTGTTGATGACTGACATCAAGAACTTTAGCTATTCTTGATTGTGTTTTTTTTCTTTCTACTCTTTTATTTCTTAGCTTGATACCCATGTGTTTATCAAACGCTATTTTTTGTTGTGTCTTTATTTTTGATGACATAGATAGCCTTCCTTTCTGTTAACTTTTTCTGTCATTTAAATTATTTACTAAGCTTCGTAAATAACTTTTGCGTCATTATTTTGAGCTTCAACAATTCTTCTAATCAATTGTTTATACTCTATGTAATCCTGATATGTATGGACACACATTCTGTTATCAATAGATGCCATGATTTTGTTATGGCACTTTTGAAGTTTTCCATACAGTCTAGGAATATCATTTGTTAGACTCATGTTCCTCCTTCTTCTTAATTAAAGAATGAATCAGATTTTTATGCGTAATATCTGTGACTACTGCATTATCTGAAGCATCCCTTTGACCTGCTGCCTTCTCAACAGAATCAAATTCCTCCTCAAGAGTTGCTGTAAACTCATAGTGATATATTTTTTTACAACTCATAGTAATTATTGACTTTCAATTTACTATTTTTAGGAAAGGTAATCAAGCTATATTTTCTCATAAACACATCACTTGATTTTACAAGTCCAAGCTTTTCTGCATCCTTCAATAGAATACTAACTCTTTGTTTTGTGACTTTTAAAACATCACCAATCTCAGTTAGCTTTGGATAACATTCATTTTTTTCATAATAATCGCCCATAAATTCAATCATTTTTTTGATTTGTGGACTGAATAATATTTTTGTTTTAGTCACTTTGTTTCTCACTTTCTGCAGAATTGATAAGCATTTCTCTCAATAAATTATTATATCCTGCAATATCTTTATGAGTATCTTCTTTAAATTTAAACTCTTTAGTACCATCATTAATTGTTCTAGTTAATTTAAGAACGATCATTAGCTGTGGTACAATAGTAATTGGAACATCAATTTTCTTTTTATTAACTACTTCTAAAACAGTTTTTATAAAATTAGATATGATGTAAGCATTGTGGCCAAAGTCTCCATATTCTCTTTGTTTACCTTCTAACATTTGCTTAACCATTTTCTCACCAATATCTATCCATTTCACATTATCATCATTCATCTCTTTCTCCTTTTAGTTTTGCTATTATTAATTCTTTCAATTGAATTTCTTCACTTGCAAAATCCAATTGTTTTTTTAAATCGTAATTTTCTTTTTTTAATTTTTCTATAATCAACTCAAGATCACAGCTTCCCCTATCATCTTTTTTTTTAATTTTCATAAGAGCAAGAATGACCCATAATTAATTTGTTATTATAAAAGTACCCAACATCCTTTTTATATTGTGCAATATTATCTAAAGCTTGTAAGCAATCTATATCTTGCATGATTGGAACTTTCTGTACTTCATAAGTTTGAGCATCAATTACTAATATTAAATATAAATAAAAAATAACCTTCATAAAACAGGGTGGCAGTAGTGTTAATTAACTTTTTTGAGGGAGCAAAAAATGATACCACCACCCTATCTATTACAGATTAAGCCTGTTTAGGCTTTCTCTCTTGTAATTTATGAATTACTTTTCCATCATCTTTAGTGTTAATCCACTCAGTAAGATTGATCGTATCTCCTTTTCTCATATCTTTACTAAGTCTGAATGAACCCCAAAACTTTTCAGGATTTTCATTGTCTCTATTTAGATAACCTTCGCCTTCTTTTAATTCAAAAGCCATGTTTAACTCCTTTGTTGTTTGGTTATTTGATTTCTTAATGCGTTGAACTTTGCAAATTGATCAGTCTTGATAAACGCATCCCAACCCATAGACTGATTTATCTTAGATTTAAGATTCTCAATATCTTTTCTTAAACCTGAAGAATTTTTTTTATCACTATTGTTTTCAATTTTATCTAGTGCTGTAGCAATATAAACTTTATCAACTTTATCTTGTTGTTGATTTATTGGTTTAGTAATTGGTTTAGCAATAGGTTTATTGATTGGCATACTTTCAAAATTATTATCCACTTCATCTTCTGAATATACAAAACCATGAATACCAATTAATTTTAAAACAGCTCTATCAATTGCTCTTTTTTCGGCCATCGCATAAGGATAAGCATTAGTATTATTTTTAGGTGTTGCTTCTCCATAAGTTATAACTCTATTACCATCTAATGATGCAGTACATTTAATTGCAACCACACCTTCCTTAGAATTTTTTTCAATCTCATCTAAGCTTTCAATGATGACCCCTTTATTTTGACCTGCGATCTCAATATATTTATGCTTCATGCAAACAGCATTATGTTTATTCCATAAGCAATCATCAGGATTAAACTTTAATTCATTTAAAATATTTTTTACAATTGGATCAACTTTATTAAGATCAACCTTTGTATTTTTATACATCTTCTTTACCTTTCTTTTTTTTATTTGTTTTTTTCACTTGATGTTTAGAAAATAGAAGTTCATCTTTCACTCCTTGTAAATCTAATTTAAGTTGATGAATTTGTTCATCTCTATTTCTTAAATTACTTTCTAAAACTTTTATTTGTTCTCTTTGTCTTCTATTATTTGTTTGAAGTTTAGCTAACTCCATCATTGTTTTATCTGTCATTTTTTTTCTTTCTGCTTTGAGTTATGTAGTCATAAATAAAATATAAATCACCATCATTAACAACTTTATGAAAGTTTGTTTTTAAATAATTCATAACTTTATTTAAAATATATGTATCGTTTCTAACTTGTTTCTTTTTTATATTTTCAATCATACTTCTCCTTATAATTTATTGTAAAAGTCTTCTAATTTTTGCATATCTTCTTCATCATAGTTTTCTAACATAAAGTTAGTTCTATAATTCCTGATCTCAGACCAATCGACACCAATCATACAAGCTAATTTTCTTAAATCCCCACCTGACATTCTTAGCATTTCTTGTCTTTGAATATTGATCTGAATAAATTTTCTAAAAAAATAATTAAGTCCTTCAGGGGATAACTCCCAACAATTTTCTGGTGTAAAAATTTTATATTCACTTTCAGAAGCATAAATTAAATAAGGTTTATATTTATTATTAAAGTGCTTAGAATAAACTGCTGTTTGTATACAGTGAGTAAACTGTGGGTTATTAACTTTTTGTGGCTTAGAGTACACCCAATCCCCAATTCTATTATCAGTCTTTCTTGTCTTAGAAGTAATTTTATTTTTTCTGACACTGCCAAACCTATTTTTA